GCAAACAAATCTTTTTCATTGATGTTGCTAGGATATGCAGTAGAAAAAGATTTGTTTGCAGGCTTATTCCATATATCTTTTGCAACTGTATTAAGGTAGGCTGTAAAAACCTCAGAAGTTCCAGATCCATCTGCTCTATAAATAACAGTTATTCTTTTTGCTGGAAGTTTACTTGGGTTGTTCTTCTTTAGAAGTGGATCATTCCACATTTTAATTTGACCAGCAAAAATCTTTGCTAGATTTTCTTTGGTTAGTTTTATTTGACCTTTATAGCCATCTAATTTATAACTAATAGCAATAGGACCAGCAACAATTGGTACATAGACAAAATCAGTTTTTGGTTTTACTTCTGATGATCCATATGGAACATCACTAATAGCAAAATCAGTCAAACCTAGAGCAAATTGATTCTTTCCAGAACTTGATCCGTTTGGGGTATAGGAAATGTTATTACCAGATGAAGCATATGTCACTCTGCACTTCTCTATAAAATTAGAAGCAAATGACGAGCCTGAGCCAGTTAGATCTGCTGCTTGTGCGGTAGGTATAAACAAGACACTAGAGATTAGTGTTGCTATGATGAGTTTAATCTTCATGCTAATAAGTATACTTTAGAATGACTACATTAGCGATCAAATACTGGAAACTAGCGATGAACTTAAGATGAATAATGAGCAGTTTATAGACGACTGCTCAGGTCTATTAGCCACGAAGATTCGACTCCTGCTAACTCTCTTCTCATAAGAGCATCCGTTGTAAAACCTTTTAAAGTCTCATAGCGGAATGTTATCCATTATACTATTGGATTTCAATAGTCTTTGGAAGTTTGTCTTCTGGGATCTGCTTTTCAAGTCTGACATCTAAGATACCGTCTTTGAATTCAGCCCCAATAACCTCAACAAACTCAGGAAGGGTGAAGATATCTGTAAACTTACGGGCTGCGATGCCCTTGTGTAGATACTCTGCTCCCTCTGGCAACTCAGTGTCCTGCTTTTCGCCCTTGATTGTAAGTTTGCGATTGTCTAGCGATACTGAGACATCATCCTTAGAAAAACCAGCCAAAGCAAATGACAGAATATACTCTGTATCATTTAATTTGATCTGATTATAAGGTGGATAGTTTGTTGCTGTTGTTACCTTCTGAAAATTTGAGAAGGTGTTGAAGAATGGATCATTAAAAAGATCCAGTGCTGTTTTTACCATGTTATTCCCCTTTCAAGCGAATAAATTAATTTACCCCCCATTTGGGCAGGCATAAATATTATAGCATAGAAAAGCAGGCTAGTCAACTACCCTAGCCTGCTAATCTAATTACTTACTTCTTTGCTGCTGCTTTCTTTGCAGGAGCCTTCTTGACAACCTTAGCAGCCTTAACTGCCTTGTCTACCTCATCTACTGAAGGCATCTTTCCAAATGCTGGATCAGAAGGGTTGGCTGCTCTCAAGATCACGGGCACAAGTGCACCAAGTAGTGAGTATGCCAGTGTCTGTGGATCTGTTACACCAGAAGCATACATTGCTGTTGCTGCTCCAAGTACTGATCTTCCGTATGACGCTAGTGCGTTTTTGATTTGTTGATTCATAATTTTCCTCCTAGGAATTTATTGCTTGACTATAGTGTAAATCACACAGGTCAACAATTCTGCTTTCAGAACTTGCCCAAACCTGTGTACTTTCATCCTCGCACAACTCTTCTTCACATATGAATAAGTTAAGATTCTTGGTGTGCTTAAGGACGATCATTACACTATTCTATCATAGTCTTCTGGTAACAGTTTCTTTAGTTCTTTGTATGCCCCAGAAATTTTCTTCATTGAGTGGTAGTGCGGGAATGCTGATCCAACTATCCCATACTCGTCAAAATAGGCAATTTCAGGCTCAATATCATTAATAAATTTGTTTAATGATGTTTGGAAATCTTCTATGTATTGATAAGCCCAGTCTCTAGAATCTGAAACAAATTTTAAAAAATCCTCGTTGGCTTTTTCTTGATCTGTTTTATTTTCATCATTGCTGGCTTGCTGCATTATTAAAAGATTAATTGTATTAGCAAGAATCTGACGATTTGTTTTTCTTTGTAGCATATATAAAGATAAAAACAGCAAGACTAAGAATGACAGGACACCAACAAGAATTGACTCTATCATAACTCTTTACCACCTTCTCTAACCAGAAGAACTATAGCGCCGTTGTCCTCTAATGCTTTCTTTACCCGAATCATATATTCTATTGCTTCCTTTTTCATTTCAACTGTTTCCAAAGACATAAAGTCTTTTTCTTTAGCCTTAACAGTTAAAAAATGATCATTGTCTATGATCTGCAAAGAAAAATTTTTAGGACAAGAAACAGACCTAAAGGCTCTTTTCATTTCGTCAGTATACATATTACTCCATTGTTAAAGATTGCCATGTCTTGCCCCAATCAACTTTACTCTTGTGGCTAGAAAATTCTTTAGAGACTTCTCCATTTTCTAAATACACACCGCCCCAAACACCCCACTCTTTACCAGATATGCCAACAGAAAAACATTCTTTTCTTACTGAACATGAAGAGCACAGTGCATCTATTGCTGGCCTAAGCAACTCGTCTTCTTCATATTTATCAAAAAATAAATTTGTATCGTAATCTAAACAAACTGCTTCGTCTTTCCACTTATGCTTGTTCATTTATTTCACATACTTGTCTGGAATTTCCCATCCTAAACTAGAAGGGACAAACTCCTTTTTCATCTGCCACTTGTCATTTTTGTAAATGCCAAACTTAGAGTAGTATGCTTTCTCTGATGGAAAGGTCTCAACTACTGTCCAACCATCCCAAGACAGTTGTCTATTATTCTTTACTATTGATTCCATAGTATCTAAAGAATTGATTATTTTCATTATGTTCCGTTCTCTTGTGTGCTTTGCACAGTTGATGTATACAAACTTAAAATGTGTATACGTTTGTATTTATGTTATTTAGTTTTGATGAGTGAACAATTTTTGAAACAGGTTCTTTCGGATTAGACAGAAATGCAAAATGATTAACATCTTTGATGTTTTCTTCTAGCCATTCTTGAGTAACCTTAAAAAACTTTATAGACTTTCCTCTCGATTTCATTCCTCGTTCAGACAAGTTAACAAACTCCATGGCCATAAGGTTTATGTTGTTTGGACCTGCAGAATAGATATAAAAGTTATTGTCTTCTTTTCTTAACTCAGAAAGGGCAACAGCCATTGATCTTAAGAAGATATTGTAGTTGTTAAAACTACTTGTCCCTTGAACCCCTACTATCATCGTTAATCCCTTCTCTTAGTTTGTCCATTATAAAAAGCATCTTGTCTAATTGTACCTTATCCATGCTTATTGTGTCAACTTGTTCTGCAGAGTCTTTATCAATCAACTGATCTACCAAAGGTGCTTTATAAAAAATATTATCTTTAATCCAATAGGCATTATTATCGACAATAATTACCTTGACATTTGTTTTGTCATAATGATTTTTTGACTGTGTTTTTGAAATTAGTTTTCTTGAATACTTTTTGCCAGCGCTGTATCTATATAGAAGCATAGACTGGCTTACTATTTGAGTTCTATTCTTTGGCCTTGATGAAAGAAGATATGTGCCTAAAACTAATAATATAGTTATAGTTAATCCAGCAGCGCCATACCAATTATTCATAGATACTCCCAATATTCATTGTATCACTTTTTTTCTGAAAGAACTTTGCTAATTTCTTCAAAAACCAGCCTTTTATTTTTTTCTAATAGATTGACCGCTTGGGGATCAAAGGCTTTTGGACCCAGGTTTATTATTGGGTTTGAAGATGTTATGTCCATATCAAGAAAGCCATGACTCCAAAGATACATAGTCTCATTATAAAAATGTAAAGAAACATCTTTATGCAGTTCTGGATTTACCTTGGCAAGTTTGTCTGTAAAGTTATATAAAAACTCTCCAGTTTCTTCGTCTATTCCTGCTGGTTCAAGTGCTCCAAAAAGTATAAGTCTTTCTATCTCTTCGTCTTCGGAATTCATACTTTAACTTTCCAAGTCATCCTTGTTGGGCCTTGATCAATTAACTGAAACATATGATTTTCATATTGGTCTTTTAATTGATTATAGATTTCTGGACTTACTTCCTTCATCTTGTCTGTAATACCATACATCATCTCGCCAGTGACATCATCAATTCCCTGGAATTCTAAAGCACCCTGAAGCATTAAATGCTCTAGCATTGCTTCTTCTTGAAGGCCCATGTTACTTACCAGACTTTTTTCTAGCCTTTGCAAGAGCATCAAAGTCTTTGACCTTGGTGTCACCTAAGTATCCCCAAGCGTAACCATCATTAATCATCATATCGTTAAGAGATACTGTGTCTCCATTAATATATACCCAGCCCAAAATGCGACCATACTTTTCAGATGAGTCCATCTTCTCAGTCTTAATAACAACAGACTTGGCATCTTTTAGAGCCTTCTTT